AAACACAATGAACTTCTGGAACAGGATCACCGGCCGCAAGTCCGCGCCCGCCAGCGGCGACGGGCTGACCGATCTGCTGTCCAAGCTGCTCAACGGCGGCGCGCGCAGCAAGACGGGCGCGGTGGTCAACCGCGAGACGGCGCTGAAGGTGTCGGCGGTGTTCGGGTGCGTGCGCGTCATCAGTGAAGGCGTGGCCCAGGTGCCGTTTCGGCTCATGCGCGAGGCGCGGTCTGACATCAGCCGCCACCCGACGCGCGAGGCAGCCACCGATCACCCGCTGTATGACCTGCTGCACCGCGCGCCCAATGGCTTCCAGACCTCGTTCCAGTTCCGCGAGACCATGGTGCTTCACGCGCTGCTGGCCCGGGGCGCCTATGCCTTCAAGAACGTGGTGCAGATCGGCAGCCGCCCGGCGCAGATCACCGAGCTGATCCTGTTGGACCCCAGCCGCGTGACCAAGGTGCAGCACGATGACTGGTCCGTCACCTACAAGGTGCGCGGCAAGACCGGCGAGACCCGCGATTTCCCGCAGGAAGCCATCTGGCACCTGCCCGGCCCCAGCTGGGATGGCGTGCTGGGTATGGATGTGCTCAACCTGGCGCGCGAGGCCATCGGCCTGAGCATCAGCACCGAAGAAAGCCATGCCGGCCTGCATGCCAAAGGCGTGCGGCCATCCGGCATCTACAGCGTGGACGGCACGCTCAGCCCGGACCAGTACAAGCAGCTCAAGAAGTGGATCGAAATGGAGAACGCCGGCGCCGAGAACGCCGGCAGCGTGATGCTGCTCGACCGCAACGCCAAGTTCATGAGCCAGGCCATGACCGGCGTCGACGCGCAGCACCTGGAGACCCGGCGCAACCAGATCGAAGAGGTCTGCCGCTTTTTCCGCGTGCTGCCCATCATGATCGGCTACAGCGACAAGGCCGCCACCTACGCCACGGCCGAGCAGATGTTCCTGGCGCATGTGGTGCACACCCTGATGCCCTGGTACGAGCGCATCCAGCAAAGCGCCGAGGTCAACCTGCTGACCCGCGCAGAGCGCCAGGGCGGCCTGTACATCAAGCTGCAGGAAGCGGCCCTGCTGCGCGGGGCGATGAAAGACACCGCCGAATACCTCTACCGGCTCACCACCGCCGGGATCATGGAGCGCAACGAGGCCCGCGGCAAGCTCGACCTTAACCCGATCGACGGCCTGGACGACCCCCTGACCCCGATCAACATGACCACCGACCCCACGGGCGCGCCGGCTGGCGACACCCCCAACGACCCCAACGACGACACCCCCGGCGACCCCGGCAAAGGAGCCTGACCATGGCCATTGAACGCGCAGCCTTCGGGCTCAAGGAAATCAAGTTCGCCGCCACCGAAGGCGCCACCGCTGCCGAGATGATGTTCAGCGGCTACGGCGCTGTCTTCGGCAACGTCGACAGCTACGGCGACGTGATCCAGCCCGGCGCCTTTGCCGACACGCTGGCCGCCTCGCACAAAAGCGGCCAGTTCCCCGCCATGCTTATGCAGCACGGCGGCTGGGGCATCGGCGCTGACGACATGACGCCGGTGGGCATCTGGACCAGCCTGGCCGAAGACGGCATCGGCCTGAAGGTCGAAGGCAAGCTGGCCGACACCCCGCGTGGGCGCGAAGCCTACGCGCTGCTGAAGATGACGCCACGCCCGGCCATCGACGGCCTGAGCATCGGCTACATCGCCAAGGAATGGGCGCAGCGCAGCAAGCCCGAAGAGCCGCGACGCACGCTCAAGAAGGTCGACCTCATGGAGGTCAGCCTGGTCACCTTTCCGGCGAACGGCAAGGCCCGCATCGCCTCTGTCAAGTCTGCCGGCGGCGACTTCGACGAACGCAAATTCGAGCAAGTCCTGAGAGATTCTGGACTGTCACGAAAGGAAGCCCAGGTGGTCATCGCCCACGGCTTCCGGCACCTCAAGGCCCTGAGCGATTCGGGCAGTGAAGAGCTTGACGAACTGGCGGCGGCCATCAAGCGCAACACCTCCTTTATCCAAATCACCTGAAAGGTATCAAAATGGACTTCAACGAAATCAAGTCCTTGCTCGACAAGCAAGGCGAAGCCTGGGGCGAATTCACCCGCAAGAACGACGAACTGCTCAAGGCCAAGGCCGAAGGCAAGGCGGTCGCTGACCTGCAGGCCACGGTCGACAAGATCAACGGCGAGTTCAAGAAGCTCAACGACGACCTGGTCGAGATCGCCAAGAAAGCCAACCGCCCCGGCGCCAATGGCGACGACAAGATCACCGCAGAGCAGGCCGAGTACAAGGCCGCGTTCGGCAAGTTCCTGCGCAAGGGCGATGAAAACGGCCTGGCCGATCTGCAGCGCAAGGCCATGAACAGCGGCTCCGGCCCTGACGGTGGCTACCTGGTGCTGCCCGAGATGGATGCCGAGATCATCCGTGTCGTCGGCGTCACCAGCGCCATCGGCCGGCTGGCGCGCAACGTCACCATCGGCACCGACACCTTCAAGAAGGTTGCCAAGACCACCGGCCTGGCCGCGCGCCGCGTCGGCCCGGGTGCCACGGGTGGCGAAAGCACCAACCCGAAGTACGCCGAGCTGGAATTCACCGTGCATGAGGCCGAAGCCGAGCCCTGGGTGTTCAACAGCACGCTGGAAGACGCAATCGTCGACCTCGAATCCGACCTGACCATGGAAGCATCCATCGCTTTCGCGGAACTGGCCGGCAGCGAGTTCGCCGCCGGCACCGGGGTGGGCGGCGCGCGCGGCATCACCGCGTATGACACCGTGGCCAACGCCAGCTATGCCTGGGGCAAGCTCGGCTACATCATGTCGGGTGCGTCCGCGGCCTTTGCGGCCAGCAACCCGGGCGACGCCATCATCAACCTGCAGCACAGCCTGAAAGCCCAATACCGCCCCGGCGCGGCCTGGGTGACCAGCGACGCCGTGCTGGCCAAGATCCGGCAGATGAAGGACGGCTCCGGCGCGTTCTACCTCTGGCAGCCGGACCCGCTAAGCGGCTTTGGCGGGCGCCTGCTGGGCAACCCCGTGGAGATCGACGACAACATGCCCGCGCTGGCCGCCGACAGCTTCTCGCTGGCCTTCGGCAACTTCGCCCAGGGCTATGTGGTGGTCAACCGCTCGGGCACCGTGGTGATCCGCGACGCCATCACCGCCAAGGGCAAGACCAAGTTCAACTTCCGCCGCCGCTTCAGTGGCGGGGTGCAGAACTTCGAGGCCATCAAGCTGATGAAGTTCAACACCTGATCGGCCCGGCGCAAGCCACCGCGCCGCCGGCACCCCGCTGGCGGCGCTTCTCCTTCTTCGTCCCCATTTTTCAGATTCTCCAGAGGAACCCCAAATGAAAGACCTTGCCAACATCATCACGCCCAAGCTCGTGCTTTCCCCCTTCTTTTCGGCCGATGACACCGCGGTGGTGGGCGAAATCATCGACAAAAAGGGCTTTGAGTCGGTCACGTATGTGATCTCCACCGGCTCCATCGGCGACGCGAATGCCACGTTCGTGGTGTTGCTGGAAGAAAGCGACGCGGCCAATATGTCCGGCGCCGCGGCCGTGGCCGATGCCGACCTGCTGGGCACCGAAGTGCTGGCCGCTTTCCAGTTCGACGACGACAACGAAACGCGCAAGCTGGGCTACATCGGCAGCAAGCGCTACACGCGCCTGACGATCACCCCCAGCGGCAACAGCGGCACCCCCAGCGCCGCGCTGCTGTCGGCCGTGGCCATCCTGGGCAACCCGCAGATCGCCCCCACCGCCAACCCGCCCGCCTGATCCACAAGATCCTGCTGCGTGAAAAGCCCTCGGCCCGCAAGGCTTGAGGGCTTTTTGCACAGAAGACCCGTCCATTCAACCCCCTGAAAGCACCATATGGCCGAACTCATTGCCGCCGGCACCACGGAAGCCGATTCCGCTGATTTCACTTTGGCCGCAGGCGACCAGGCCACGCTGTTTTTGAAAGATGCCGCCGGCCCCAGCGTGGCCGCTGACGCCATTGCGCGGCTGCAGATCAAGAGCGCGGCGGGCGAATACTTCAACGCCGGCCACCTCGACAGCTTCAATCCCGCCAAAATCCTCTCCGCCCCCGGCACCTACCGCGTCAAGCGCCTGGCGGCGTCGGCGGCGTTCGGCGTCGATAAGGTCTAAGAATGCTGCTGCAAAGCCTGCTGCGCCCGGT